TTAGTAACAAACTTTTATTTTCTCAATCTCACTTCTCAAGTCCTCAACGGTACGGTGTCCATAAAGAGAATTGGTGATGTCGCTGCCAAAGCTGTGTCCAATCAACCGTTTACGGTCATTTTCGTTCACACCGTATTTTTCGCATAACATGGAAAAGGTATGTCGACAATCATGTGGTGTATGTTTCTCAATTCCTAATTCAGAAAGCTTTTTATACATGCTATTCCTAAAAATTTGAAGGGTTCCAGAAAGTAAAACACCATGCCTGGAGAGTCTATTTTCTACTAATTTTAAGATGGCAGAGTGGATTGGAACAACACGGTCTTTTCCGGCTTTTGTTTTTACGCCGCCCTTAAAGTATTTCTCATCCATATTTATTTCTAGCGTCTTATATGCTTTAATACGGAAGCCGGAATAACACATAATCAAAATAAACTCTACAATCTCATCATCTTTGTGATCCCATAATATTTTAAGATCACTATCGGTAAACGGAACACCACTTTCATCATCATCCTCTTTGTTAATTTTTACATGAGCAGAGTAGTCCTTATCGCATAATTCATAGATGTCTGCATAAGCGTACATTTGACGGAATAGATGTACAATCAACTCTAAAGAGGAGTGCTTTAAAGGACAGTTGTCTATGACAGATTGCAGATCATCATGTCTCAGATCTCTAAAAGGGCGATCGTGGAGTGCTTTGGCATTTTTAAAGGCTGCCTGAATTGATAGCTTACTTGATTCAGATAATTTCTTACCTTTTGCGTTTTCAAATTTGTACTTCAAAAACTCTTCGTAAACTTCCGAAAAAGTTTTTTCTGATTCTTTTTCTCCGGATACAATCCCTTGTGCCTTATTATAGTCTGATAGTAAGCGCTGTGCGATGATTTCAAGGCTTTTATGGTCGTTAGGTAAGTCTATATCCCTTTCATCGCCTTTTGTATATGTGCCAGCTCTATAAGATGTCAAGACGATAAACCCTTTCATCCAATCGTCAACATAACAGAGAGCTTTCGGAGTAATTGGCACTCCCTCATTCGTGTATTCCGTGACTGGCGGATGCACGGCATAAGGATTCCGACGGTTCTTTCCGAGGTACTTAATTGAGCCATATCCGTTTGGCAATTTGGGGTGTTTCTTTCTCTTTGGCATAGATTCATCTCCTTTTACGGTATAAAAATAACAGCCAACAAAAAGAATACATGTTCTGATTGTTAAACTGTTTCGAAGATGATACAATATATCTGCAATCATGTCGTACATCTTCGGGTGTATATTAAGCCGTTCCTGTTGGCGCAGGGGCGGTTTTTTACTGTTCTAAAGATAATATTTCCTGTGTTTGTCGATATTCGGTAGCTGCCGGTACTTTCGTAAACTTAACCGTATTATTGAAGTTTTCTTTTACAACTTGTTCAATTTCTTCAAGGTTAACTTTAAAAAATTCTTTTCTTAAATTTATCCTATTAACACTTTTATTCTCGAATGTCTTGTGAAGAATATTTTCCAATTCAGGAGCATTGTCAGAAAATATCATAGCATGTACATCAAAATCGAACGGAACAGAAGCGCTACTTAGTTCTTTAATTCGATCCATTGGTTCAAGACGACGTGTCATACCTATTTTATAGACTCCGGGACCAAATGAACCAATATTTGAAATGACATATACAAATCCGGCACGGGCATTAGCTTCTCGCTCTAAGACGTTTTCTTTCTCTTTTTCCAAAACAGATAATTTTGTTTCTAACTCCCTGATTTTATCAATGTATAATTGTTTTTCAACGTCACTTTGAGTTTTTTGCACATATGACATGAGTTTGTTGATTTCATTATGGAATTGAAGTTGGTCTTTTTCGATTTTTTGCTTTTGACGTTCAATTTCACGACGTACTTTTTCTTCTTCTATCATTTGCGCTTTGATTGCTTTTTGTTGTTCTTTTTCTTGCTCACGCTTTAAAGAAAATGTATATGTTAAATTAAGTTCCTCTAGTTTCATTTCCAAAAGACGATTATCCATAGAAATACCATCAACTTTAAAAATTTTATTTAAAGATTCGAAGGAGTTTGAAATTTTATTTCTCATGGAATCAATATTTTTTACGGAAAGATTGATCAGAACATTGTCACATTCAGCATTAAAACACCTTAAAATTTGTTTACAATTATCATTAATTTCTTTTTTCTTTCCATCGGATGTAATATGCAACGCGTTGTCTGATTTTAAAAGAGCCTTTTCTTCCTGCCTGATGAGGGCAAGTTTATTTTTACATTCTTCAGATGTTAATCCATCATAATCAGAAAAACTATAATGCGCCGCAAGAGCTTCTGATTCCAAAGAAGAGATTTCAGTAGTTATCTCGTTTTTCTTTTTGAGAAGTTCGGATATTTTTTTTGAAATATTTTTCTCTTCTTGAGTATAAGAGCTTTTCAATGTTTGCTCTTTTTTTAAATAAGTATCCTCAAGTTCATCAGACTTTATTTTGTAATCAGATGATAATGAAGATATTTTTCTTTGAAGTTCATCATAAGAGCCATAACTGTCATTAAGTTTTTTTGATTGCTTCATTTGAATAAAAAGCAATACAAGTCCAACAATCAATGGAACTCCATAAAGAAACCAACATGCGAACATAATCGCAATAAACCAAGTTTGCAGATACCATTTTTTCATTTTTGTTTTTCCTCTCTTTCCCCTGCATTCCTTCTTTTGTAACGCCACATCTATATATAATCTCCTAAGAGCTATATATCGTAAAAGAAATTGCTTAAGCTGTTAATATTTCTAAATTCTGCTTTCTCAATCTTTGGCTCCAGCGAATTGTGTTGACACTATAATTCGAAAAACCGTCTTCAATCCCCTTACTTATAGGATTTGAATCATTCAACAATACAACTAGCTGGCTGTCATGTTTGCGATATGGTTTAGTATCGTTCCAAGCAAAAAGTGCGTTGCCCATAGAGGTCTTGTTTGGATTATTTATAGCAAGACATAAGCGCTCCGGTTTGCGCTTGGATCGTTGGATGGCGAAATCGTAGTTATGAGAAAAGCCAGACTTTCCGGTGAAAGAAACATTTTCCATACAATAAATATCATTTTCCAAAAAGAAGTCTTGTATATCATCTAAAAAGAAAGAAGAAGCTTTTGTTCTGGAAGTCATATACATGTCGGTTACACGAATAAGGCATTGTGTAAATGCATGTTTTCGTTGAGCGAATTCTGGTGCCGGAGCTCGTAATGTTAACTCGTTTTTCTTTAATTGGACACCAAATTGAGATAGAATTTGATTAAGTTGTTGCTTTCTGTTTTTAGTTAGCTTAAATCCCGTCATTTCCAGTGAATTTAATGTATATCCATCATCTGTGAAAAAAAGTTCATTACCTTCTTGCTTGACATAAAATTGAAAATAGTCCCCGTCCGTATCTAAGAAAGGGGTATTTATTTCGTAGTATTCTCCGACTTTAGAGAAAGTAATTTCATTTCTAAGCCAATCGACATAATCATTTATATAATGCTGAATATCCATACGACACCTCCTTATGTTTTGATTATACAAGTTCTAACTGAAAAGAAACAGTAGGACATTCAACAACATTAAATTTTTTCAAAAATAATATTGTATTTTCTACAAATTTATCAGATTGAACACTTTCAGCAGGAAAAGCAAATTGCCTGCCGTATTCTTCAGTATATATGTGCCAATGTGATCCCACGATTTTAGATCCATCTGGGTTTGGGTGAACTTTTCCAGGATTGACATGTAATTCCAGTAGAAGAATACCATCCTTTTTGATTCGTGCACCCATTTCGTATTTTAAGGGATTTATTTTGCCACGATATATTTTGGTTGTAAATAATTCCTTATTATCATCTCCAATTAGATCAAATTCTAAAGCTTTTCCTTTTGAAGGGAATTCAATATTTTCCGAAAGCGATTTTTTTATCATATTGAGTAAATTGTCTGCTTCCTCTTGTGATAGTGTTCTTCTAGAGTTCATTTGCAGTTCCTTCCTAAAACACCAGTTCGATAAAAGGTGTTTTTTTATATAGGAATTACACTATGCTTTTAAATTCCATGATCTTTTCATCATATCCAGCCAGTCTTGCAATCTGGCTTTTTGTCATGTCCGGATTTTCATATATTAATGAGTCTGGTATGAGGAGTTCGGCAGCGAATGTGTTAGCTTCTATTTCATTAGTAGAAGATAATAGAAGAGTCTTGTTTCTGATAAAGTAGCAATTTTCTTTTCTGTGAAGAATGGAGTGTGCTAACTCGTGAGCCATTACAAGATTTAGTTCATGTTCTTCTAAATCTTCGTTTAAGAAAACACATTTATGATTCTTTAAAAACATATAACATCCAGCCCGACTGCCTAATGGTCCTAATTGAACTTCGACATTTAAGCAGTTTGCAAGTTCAAAAGGATTTCTTGTATTAAATTTCTTTGTGTAGTATTCGACTAAATGCTTAATATCGCTTGTTCTCAATTTATACACCTACTTTTTATTTTTGTTAGGATTGTATTTTTCTTTGTTAATCGGTTTTAATCTTCTCATCATTAACTCGATTTGTCCAAGAAGCAAGTCAATGTCTTCTTCCGGAATAGCTTGACCATCATAAGAAGCGGGTCCTTCTTCGTTATTTTTTAACTTATTTCTGATGCTTTCCATATCTTTCGCAATATCGCGCTCATCCTTCTTTGTCAGAGCTTGCTTAGCGTTTTCGATTGGTTTATTTCCGTTCATTAAGTAATCTAGCGTTACTCCAAAGTAGTCACATACAGCTTTTGCAGTTTTTGGAGAGCATTCAGATCCGTTCTTTTTCCATGTACTGATGGTAGAAGAATTTATTCCAGTATCTTTGCAAAACCGATAAGGTGTAATACCTCTTTCCTCACAAAGTTTTTGAAAAATTTCGTACATATTGCCGCCTTTCTAAAAATATCTCGACATGACGAAATAAAACTATTGACAAGTTCGGTATAACGAGTTATAGTATAGTCATAGCTCGGTTAAACGAGAAAATCAAAAGCTATTAAGCGAGATATTTCGTTTTGTTGATGTAATTCGTTTTGACAAGATAATTATATCACTAAACCGAACTATACACAAGTAAGCACAAATAAAAAATATGTAGAAAAAGGAGGAAGAATTTTGTCTAAAATGTACACTTGCGAAGAGGTTGCAGAGAGATATTCCGTAAAGGTCATTACTGTTTGGGACTGGATTCGCAAAAAGAAGCTGAATGCAATTAAGCTCGGAAGAGAGTATCGGATATCAGAGTATGATTTGATTCAGTTTGAGGAAGAAAGAAGAACAATTCAGTAGTAGGAAGGAGAAGTAATGAACGAATTACAGATTTTTAATAACGAAGAGTTTGGGAGAATCCGAACAGTGGAGATTGATGGAAAACCATATTTTGTTGCAAATGATGTGGCGAGAGCACTAGGCTATGCCACACCGAAAGATGCAGTTTCAAGACATTGCAAGGGGGCGTTGAAACGTCGCTACCTTACAGAGGGCGGAAAACAGGAGATGAAAATGATACCAGAAGGTGATATGTACCGTCTTATTACTCACAGCAAATTAGAATCAGCAGAACGTTTTGAGTCATGGGTGTTTGATGAAGTTCTCCCAGCCCTCCGTAAGACCGGCTCCTACGAAATGCCAAAGAAGAAGCAAAGCAACGAACGTCTTGCCAGTGTAAATAATGCAGTAAAGATTTTAACACCAATGCTTCAGGCAGCAGGGTGCAACAGTAAAATCCAGCTTCTGACAGCAAAATCGCTCTACGAAAAGGCAGGTGTCAATCTTCCAATCATGATTGAGGCAGATCAGCAGTATTATGACACCGTACATATCGCAAGACAGGCAAGACTTTACTATCAGAGTTCCGGCAAACCGGCAGATAAGGCAGTGAACGAGATTATCCGTAGATTGGACTTATCGGAAGATCTGTACACAGAAACTTGGGAATCGAAAGGAAACTGGCAGGGAGCCGTCCGCAAGTATGCTCCGCAGGTCATTGATATGGTAAAGCAGTGGTACTCAGATCATGGCTATCCGAGAGAAATTGAGTATACGCAGTGTGACGGACAGAAGAAACGGTATCATGTGATTTTTAGAGATTCAGAGGCGGCGTAATCATGACTTGTAAAGATTGCAGGAAATACAATAACTGCCTTGAGAGCAGCAGGATGTATCCGTGTACCGTATTTGTAAGAAAGGAGGTGCCACATGGCAAAAAGGTTAAGCCCAGAAGAAGCAGGGAAACAGATCGGATGTTCTGCGCACTGCGTAAGGATTAAGATGCAGCGGGGAATCTGGGATTTAGGTGAGGCATATCCGCCAAAAAAAGGAGTAAGAAGTACCTGGGAGTATTTTATCTGGCAACATAAGCTTGATAAACTTCTAGGAATTGAGAAAGGAGGTGGACAAGCATGATTTTTGGGAAATTATTAAACAAAGATGGGAAAGTAGAGCAGTATGAGAAGAGAGAAGCACTTGCAAATGTCATTCCGTTTAGACCAAAAAGAGGGTTAGAAGATTTGCAACTGATCGACATCTCACGACCAATAAAAAAGAGCGCACGGTATGTAAACCGATAAGCGCCCTTATTAAATAATCCAATTACAGGATAAACGAAAATAGGAGGAAAATCAAGATGAAAAAATGGGAATTTAATGATGATATACCGGCAGAGGAGGCAGCAGCGATGGTTCGTGCAGCGGAGCGCTATGCGAATGTAGTGGAAAAACCGGATGTTAGAGTAATATTCGCAATTTTAGGAATTGAAAGAGTAGAGGTGATTGATTGTGTTGAACAGAGAGAAGATGCATAGACTTTTAGAATTGATGCTGGATGCCAGGAAGAAAAGGATAATAAATCCTGATGATCCGCGTATTATGCTTGTTATTTCGAGTGATGAGAGTGATATGAAATTCATTCTACTGAAAAATAAACCTCCTTTGACAAGTCCATCAGCGATTCCAGTGGTAAAACGTTACGATATCGATATGTTAATAAAAAACGAGCTTGATATAGATATTGCAATCGGTGTGATGAATGCAATTGTAAGTCAGCCATCAAAACAAGGAGAAAGGCATGGTAGAACTTAAAACTTTCCCCAGCCACGAGGCATGGCTTGCCAATCGAAGAAACGGTATTGGCGGATCAGAAATATCTGCGGTAATAGGAGAGAACCCTTATATGTCAAATGTGGAGTTATGGGAATTAAAAACCAGAAGAAGACAAGCTGTTGATATTTCTCAGAAACCTTATGTTTTGTACGGCACAAAGGCGGAAGAACCGCTCCGAGAACTGTTTAAACTGGATTTTCCAAACTACAAGGTTTGCTACAAGGAAAATAACAGCTTTTACAACGACAAATACCCATGGGCGCAGGCTTCCGTGGATGGCTGGCTGTACGATGAGCAGGGACGGCTTGGGATATGGGAATGTAAGACCACAAATATCTTGAATGCTAGTATGAGGGAGAAGTGGAGAAACCAGATTCCACAGAATTATTACTGTCAGTGTTTGTTTTATATGGCAGTTTTGGAAGCTGATTTCTGCGAATTAAAAGCGCAGCTAAAAAGCGAGTATGACGGAGATATATTCTTGCAGACGAAGCATTATCACTTTGAGCGATCAGAGGTGGAAGAAGACATCCGGTATCTGATGGCTGAGGGCGAGAAGTTTTGGGAGTATGTTACAAAGGACCAGTGTCCACCGGCGAAGTTGCCGGAAATATAAAGGAGGAAAAGAAATGGAATTAAGAATTTTAAGTCCTATGGAAGACGGATTTGTAAAGAAAATTGAATGGAACAACGAGGAGTTGAAAGAAGCAATCTCGGCAAAGGTGCAGGATTATAAAGGACTCCAGTACACAGAGGAGACCATTAAAGAGGCGAAGAAGGATAAGGCAACCTTGAACAAGCTTAGGGAGGCGATCGAAACAGAGAGAAAGCGTATTAAGAAGCAGTGCATGGCTCCTTATGAACTATTCGAAAAGCAGGTTAAAGAAGTGTTGGCGATTATCGATGAGCCGATTCAGTTGATTGATTCGCAGATCAAAGAAGTAGAGGAGCAGCGCAGACTTGAGAAGAAACAGAAGGTGCTTGAGATTTATGAGGAGAATATTGGCAATCTAAAAGGAATTCTTCCCTTTGCAAAAGTATTTAAAAATGAGTATCTGAATGTAAGCAAGTCATTAAAAAGCATCACAGAAGAGATCACGGCGCTGATTAGTAAGGTGAACCAGGATATAGATGTGATCGAAGAGCTGGATACAAAGTATGAGCTGCAGGTTAAGGACATGTACGTCAAGACACTGGATCTGTCGATGGCACTTCGCGAAAATGCGAGACTGGAGGAAGTGGAACGTAAACTTGCGGAAAGAAGAGCGCAGCAGGAAAGAGAGCGGGCAGAGGCTGAAAAAAGAGCTGCTGAGGAAGCACAGAAACAACAGGATGTTCAACTGGAAGGACAAATTAGCTTTAATGATGTAGAGTCCTTTGAAGCGTGCATGAATCCACCTGAATCTGAGATAGGACAATGTATTTCGGAAATTGGGAAACAGACATTTGAAGAGTGCATAGCAAGAGAGAGACAGTGGGTGTCTTTTGAAGCAAATCTAACAATGGCGGATGCGCTTGCACTAAAAGATTTTTTTGAGAACAGAAACATTGAATTCAAGGCGTTATAGAGGGGTGAAAAACATGGGCGAACAAGCAAAGGAAGAGTTAGATGCAGTATTGTCACTTTTGAGATTGACTTGTATTAAAAATGGAATTTCAGCAGCGTTCTCACACGAAACAAAAGAGATTATCTTTTTTGACACAAAACTGTATTTGGAAGAAGGAAGATTCAGTGGAGTTAAAACAACATTGGATGATTTAGTGAAATAGAAAAGGAGAAAGAAAATGGAAATACAGAACAGACTAGCACCACAAAAAGCACAGAAAGAACAGGCAGTAAAATACGAAGCAAACGGAATGGAAATCACACTAACACCGCAAATCGTTAGAAATTATCTTGTAAGTGGCAATAAAGAAGCGGTTACTATGCAGGAATTAGCAATGTTTATTAATCTTTGCAAGTTTAGCAAGCTGAACCCGTGGGCGAAGGAAGCGTATTGCATCAAGTACGGTTCGGAACCTGCAACGATGGTAGTCGGAAAAGAAGCTTTTCAAAAGCGTGCTGAAGCAAATCCGGCATTTGACGGATCAGAAGCCGGTATCATAGTGATGAATGAGGAAACAAGAGAAATTATTTACAGAATAGGGACAGTGAAACTTCCGGGCGAAACCATTATTGGTGGGTATGCGGAAGTTTGGAGAAAAGACCGCAGCCACAGCACACGGATTGAAGTATCGTTTGATGAATATGCAGGAAGAAAGAAGGATGGCAGTTTAAACGGTCAGTGGAGCAAGAAGCCGGCCACAATGATTCGGAAAGTTGCACTTGTGCAAGCATTGCGTGAGACGTTTCCTTCTGCATTTGGGGGAATGTATACGGCAGAAGAGCAAGGCGAAATTGAGCCGGAATATACAACAGTGCCGGAAGCACCGCATGAAATTATTGAGGAGCCAAAAGAAACAACGAAACTTGAATCATTAGAAAGTGAAAAAACTGAAAATGCAGACAGTGTACAAGATGTTGCAGCAGCGTTATTTGGAAAATAAAAAGAAAGGACAGTAAAACCATGAATCAATTTATCATCACCGGGCGGTTATGTGCCGCCCCTGAAATAAAATACAGTCAGGAAGGAAAAGCGGTTGCGAAATTCAATTTTGCAGTGAACCGAAAATTTAAGCGTGACGGTGAGCCGGAAGCTGATTTCTTCCAGTGCGTAGCATTTGGTAAAATCGCAGAAACATTCGAAAAATGCAACGTAGGAAAGGGAATAAAATTATTGATTGACGGAGAAGTCAGAAATAACAATTACACTGACAAAGACGGTGTGAAACATTACGGAATGCAAGTGATTGTGAATAGTTTTGAATTCTGTGAAAGCAAAGGAAGCACAGGACAGCAGCAAGAAGGATATTCACCGTATGGCAGAACGGATTCTGACGGCTTCATGAATATTCCGGATGGAATTGACGAAGAGTTGCCGTTTAATTAGAAAGGCGGTGCAATGATATGGCATACACGAAAAGAAAAGGCATGAATCCGGCACTTGCAGCAATGACAGCGAAGAAACGTGATAATTTGCTTGTAAGTGCAGCAGCAAAGGCGAATATGCTTATTAGTTTGATGGTGTTACATGATAAGTTCGGGTTCGGAGAAAAGCGATTGCAACGCTTCATGGACGAGTATTATAAGCAACTGGAAGCATACAACAGTGGACATATTGAGCGTGTAAAAGACTTTGAAGATGTACTGTGGGAAGAATGCGGAATCAAGGTGGAATTATGATAAAGACAAAAGAGTGTATACACTGTGAAAGATTTTTTGAGTGTGAGGGCAAGGAAAAAGACAAGCCTTGCCTGCACTACAAGGAAAGGAAGAACAACAATGGCAATAAACAGTAAGCAAAAGGGGAAAGCCGGAGAACTAGAATTGTCAAGGACATTGAACCAATACGGCTATAAAACACGTCGAAGCGTGCAGTACAACGGTAAAGCAGAAGAAGGGCAGCCTGATTTGGTAGGACTTCCAGGGATCCATGTAGAGTGCAAGCGAACGGAGAAATTTAAGTTATATGATGCGGTAGAACAAGCCAAAAGGGACAGCGTAGCCACGGGGAAAAACGACCTTCCAGCTGTGTTCCACAGAAAAAACAACTGCGAATGGGTTGTTGTTATGCCTCTTAAAGACTGGATGCAGATATACATAGAATATCAGTCCGGCATGGTGAAACAAGCACAAGAAAGACAATTAAGCCCATTGATTGAAGCACAGACAGAAAACCGTTGCATTAGATGCGGAGCGATTATCCCAGAGGGGCGAATGATTTGCATAAATTGTGAAAACGAGGTGCGCGAAAATTGACATCACAAATGAAGACTTGAAAATTATTCGGAAGGAGGATACATGGCGATGTCAGATGTTAAATGGATAAAGATAGCGACAGATATTTTCGATGACGAGAAGATATTGCTGATAGAGAGCCTGCCTGATGCTTACGCAATTATAGCAGTATGGTTAAAACTACTGTGCCTTGCTGGGAAAAAGAATAATGGTGGCGTATTCCTTATGAATGATAAAATCCCATATACGGATAAGATGCTCGCAACAATTTTTCACATGAACGAATCTACTGTTGCTATGGCTTTGAGTGTGTTTGAGCAATACAAAATGATCGAGATAGTAGATGGAATAATCACAATTCCGAACTGGAACAAGCATCAGACACTCGATGCTTATGAGCGAAAAAAAGAACGTGATAGGCTGTATCAAGAGGAAAGAAGAGCTAAACAGAGGGCTTTAATTGGTAAGTCGTCCGAAAAATCGTCTGACAAGTCGTCTGACGTCGCTGTTTCAGATATAGATAAAGATATAGATATAGATAAAAGTATATATATAGGGGCGTTCGCCAGCGAAAAAGTGAAAGATGCTTTTTCTTTGTATGTTTTATGCAGAGAGAAGAATGGAGATAAACTTGACCATAATCAAATCAAGCTATTGGCAGATGGATTGAAGGAATTATCTACGGATCCAGAAGAGCAGCTGTCAATCATTCAGAAAGCGACCGTGAGTAACTGGAAGAGTTTTTATCCGGTAACGAAGAAAGCAGAGAAGAAAGCGACTAGGAAAAGCAGTAAGAAAAATGCATTCAACAACTTTGAAGGACGGTCTTACGACAGCAAAGAAATCGATGCAATAGAGGGGAGGCTGTTAAGCAAATGAGATTAGATAAATCCTCTAAGAATGGCAGCATGTCATATTTTATTCATAACCGTTCGAAGAAGAAAAGAAAGAAGAAGGTGAGAGGCAAATGATATTTGTGACGACAAACCGCACTGTTGTCCTTAGAGATGAGGACGGCAGTCGACAGCGGTGTAGATGTGGCTGCGAGAGATTTAAGAGAGTCACTAATGCAGGCAGAAGGTATAAGTGTGCGAGGTGCGGGAGGGTATATTTTGTTAGGGAGAAGAAATAGAAACTTGCCGGAGGATCATGTATGGTCCGAAGAGCCGTGCAGCTCCTTTCGGGACGAGGTAGAGCGTAGGATGGGAAAGAATAGAAGAAGTAAAGATAAGAGGTGCAAGCATGGGGAAATGCAAGTTAACAAGCGTATGCGGAAGTAAACAGTGTTGCATAGAGTGTACGGAACATGAAATTTGCAATATGCAGTGCGCAGACGTGGATAAGTACGAGTATTGTGTGGAGTGTCCGGAGTATGAGGAGGGGAAATAAATGGACGAAAAGAAAGTCAGAGAAGCAATAGAAAGAATGTGTAAAATGCGAGACATGTATAACTCAACATTATGCTCGCTTCCGCCAAAAACAAGAGAAAAAAGTGAATATAACAATTATGTTGATACATTCTTAGCAGCAATCGAAGCATTGGAAAAGCAGTTAGCAATAAAACCAAAAGAGGTTGTTGGCGGAATATACAGAGAGTTTTATGAATGCAAAAATTGCGGCAGTGAAATAGAGCCTCTCGACATTTATGAAGATTATTGCAAATGGTGTGGACAGAGGCTTGACTGGACGGAAAGTTAGACAAGAGTTGAGTAATTGAGTTAAAAGTTGAGTTTCTTGTAAGAATGGAGAGGCGGAAGAATGAATAGAGAAAACCTTTTTAAAGCGAAGAGAAAAGATAATGGCGAATGGGTGGAAGGATATTACGTTTATTGTAGGAAACGACATTATATTCTTCCGGTACTAAATAAAGCAATTGGCTTTGATGAAAGAGAAGATAAATGGATTGAGATTGACATTGATACTCTCTGCCAGCACACAGGACTTACAGATAAGAACGATAAGAAGATTTGGGAGAATGATATTCTTAGAAGAGATGGATACTGGGACATAAGAATTGAATTTGAAAATGGTGTATTCATGGTTAGAAACACTGACAAAGTACAGTATATTAATCGTGTTGTATACACGCCTATTAGTATATTTGATGTAAACGTGTATGAAGTAATTGGGAACATTTTTGATAATCCGGAGTTGTTGGAGGTGAGATAAAATGTATGAAATAACCTATACCGTGGATGATGAAGAACCAGATTGCAATAGATGCGATCATTGCTGTGGCGAAGATTATTATTGTATCAAACAATGTGGAGCAGAACATGGATGGAATGGATACGAAAGAATTGAAAGAGTGGAGGAGTAGTAATGAGAGTTATAAATGAACATGAATGTAAAAGCCTTTCGTCCCAAAATTACAATGATGAAGAAATGGCTGTGCAAGAAATGGTATTGGATACGAAACACGGAGTTGAGTACAAGGGATGGTATTTGGTCTTTTATGGTAAAGAGACAACTGTGGCATTTGGAATCAAATATTGTCCGTATTGCGGAGAACTATTGGAGGAATAGAGAATGAACGTACTAGAGAAGATTTTAGAAGAGATGAAGAAAATTAAAGATGGAAACAGAAAGGAAAAATTGTATGGAAAATATCCGCCACAAAACAAAAGGCAAGAGACTCTAAATGCCTATTCGCAAGGATATGAAGCTAATGATTGGATTCCGGTGGAAGAGTGGCTGCCGAAAGCAAGACAACACGACAATGGAGAACCGATAGAATTTATCGCAATGATAAAAGGGGCAGGAGTTCCGACTGTGTTATCAATAAACGAACAAGATGAGTGGTTTAGCTATGATGAAATGTTTTATGGAGAAGGGCGCTATAACAATTATGATGTTGTGGCATGGAAACCACTTCCAGAACCATATATCAAGAATCCAAAATAGACACACCTTTTGCATTGTAAGCAGCCTGAAGGAATGTATGTATCATATCACTGGTCATCACCATTCCTTCGGGGATTTGAAAAGAAAAGGGATTGTCTGGAATGGAAAGAAATTCCTGATATAACAGAAATGTTTCGTAAGACTCGTATTTTTGATAATCACACATAGAAATGCCTCCTTGAGATAAAAAAGAATTGATAAGGTAATTATAACATTCAAGGAGGAAGTAGTAAAGGAGGGAAGCCGATGAATAAAGAAGGATATAAAGATCCAACAGCAGACAGAGCGATTGCACATGCGGATCATATCCCGAAGCATGTAAGAGATGTAATCGAGGTCCTTAAAAAGATTGCCAGTCTTGCAGGATTTAGAATCGCAAGCATCGAACTGGAGGATAAGACAACCAGAAAGAAGTTTAAGTACCGCAGATGAAATAAATACAGACACATGGATGTTATGGAGTATTTGAGGAGAAAGGGGATTGATGCCGGTGTCGAATGTAAGACCGATAAGTGAGAAGAAGTACGACATTAGCAAGCACAGATTTTTAGAACTATATCACTTTTGCATGCAATACAGTGAATGGAAGGATGAGTTGAAATATAAAAAAGACACGGTAAGAAGCATTGAAGTGACAGATATGCCTACAAGTCATGGAAATGGCGATGCAACAGCTAACTTGGCTGTGAGGAGAGCAGAACTGCAACGGAAGTGTGAATTGATAGAACAGACTGCGATTGAAGCTGATCCGGATATCTACCAGTACATAATCAAGGGAGTTACAACAGAGTATGCAACATACAGATACCTAAGAGAGATTGCGGGAATGCCGTGCGGCAAGAACATGTATTATGATCGCAGGAGAAAATTCTTCTTCCTCTTATCGAAAAAAATGTAAGAGGGGGACTCAGAGGACAACTTTCTGTGTTATTATGATATTATCTCGAAAAGGAAAAATGAATAACACTAACTCACTGTAAGGCACCCTCTGGGGTGCTTTTTATAATGCCATGAATGGAAAGGGGTGTTGCATTGTGGCAGCATTGAAAAATATTAAACACGAGAATTTCTGTTTGCATTATTCCAAAACTGGCAATGCAACAGAATCTTATAAAAAAGCAGGCTATAAGGCAAAAACAGAAGCAGGAATAAACGCTTCTGCATCACAGTTATTGAAAAATCCTAAGGTGCAGGCACGGCTTGCAGAATTAGCCGAAGAAATGGCATCGAGTAAGATTGCAGACATTGCAGAAATACACGAATACCTTACGGCAGTGATGCGAGGAGAAGAAAAAGAAGAAGTTGTTGTTGTGGAAGGTTTGGGCGATGGAATTTCAGAAGCACGGCTGATTAAAAAAGAAGCGAACATAAAAGACAGAATCAAAGCAGGAGAAACACTTGCAAGGATGAAAGGTGGATTTGATAACAAACTGTCTGTTGAAGTCGCATTGCCTGTGTTTGGCGGAGAGGAAGAGCTTGAAGATTAAAAAAGTAAAGATGCTGCTGCCAGAGATAGTCGGGCGAGGTTACAAGACATTTTGGAACTTCCGTGGGCGTTATAGGGTTGTAAAGGGAAGCCGTGCGAGCAAAAAATCAAAGACAACTGCTCTATGGTACATATACAATATCATGAAGCATAAGGGCGCAAATTTGCTTGTAGTCCGCAAGACATACAGAACCTTAAAAGATTCTTGCTTTACAGAGTTGAAATGGGCGGTAAAACGCTTAAAAGTAGAGCATCTATGGATATTCAAAGAAAGTCCGCTTGAAGCTACTTATATACCGACAGGACAAAAGATTTACTTCAGGGGGTTGGATGACCCGTTAAAGGTAACATCTATTACAGTAGACGTTGGTGTGTTGTGTTGGATGTGGATTGAAGAAGCATATGAGGTCATGAAAGAAGAAGACTTTGATATGCTTGATGAGTCTATCCGTGGTGAGTGTCCAGAAGGATTGTGGAAGCAAATCACAATCACTTTCAACCCATGGAATGAAAGGCACTGGCTGAAGCATCGTTTCTTTGATGAGCTTACCGGGCATGATGCAGAGGGGAAACCGATATATGCGCCTAGAAAGAAGCCAATTTCTGACGATGGCGAGATATTGGCAATAACAACAAATTATCTTATAAACGAATGGCTCGATAAAGCAGATATTGCGGTCTTTGAGAGGATGAAACGAAACAATCCCCGGCGTTATGCTGTGGCAGGTTTAGGCGGTTGGGGTATTGTTGACGGTCTGATATACGAGAACTGGAAGGAAGAAAGCTTCACTTTGGATGATATAAGGGCGAGGCATCCGGATTTGAAATCTGCATTTGGTCTTGACTTTGGATATACAAATGATCCAACAGCATTATGTTGTGCTTTTGTGTCAAAAAAAGATAGGAAGATATATATTTTTGATGAGATATACGAAAAAGGTATGTCGAACAAAAAGATATATGACTGCATTTTTGAGATGGGATATAGGAAAGAACGTATCACAGCAGACAGCGCAGAACCAAAGAGTATAGATGAGTTGAAAAAGCTTGGATTAACGTTTATAAAGGGAGCAAAGAAGGGAAAAGACAGTATAAACCATGGAATACAGTGGATCCAAGATTTTGAAATAATCATTCACCCAAGATGTGTGAATTTTATAACGGAGATTAGCAACTACACATGGGATAAAGACAAGTTCGGGACTGTTATAAACAGACCTATTGATGCGTTTAATCATCTCATGGATGCTCTTAGGTATGGATGTGAAGGTTATATGATCGGTAACTGGATGATGTAAAGATAACTGACGGGCAGCGCACACATTGCCAGCGTGAACATAGCACACGTCTCCACTCGGTCGCAATCGGCGGTCGATTATGGTACTGGTGGGACTGCCATTTTATATAGTGGATACTTGGCGCAGTGGTAGCGCAGCAGTCTTATAAACTGTGTGCCGCCGGTTCGATTCCGGCAGTATCTATTTAAAACAAAAGGAAGGGGCTAAACTTAAAGCCACAGAGGAAAAGACAATGGACGATAAGGAGAAGAATCTGATAAAAGAATATTTTGAGCGGAACGGGCTGCCAAAGCCTGTGACAATTAAACATATAGGAAGATGGGCGCATGGTGAACGCTATGCCGTGACTTGCGGGCTTATCCGGCTGAAGAAATATTGTGTGTATTTCGGCGATGATGGCGGAATCAATTCTGTGAGAAAGAGGTGACAGCATGCTGACAGAAGCAGAGATTAAAAGATTCATAGACAATGACAGCAGTTCAGAGAAAAAGAAGTTTGCAGAGGTTGGTCAACGATACTATGAAGCGAATCACGACATATTGAAATCACGGTTGTTTTATTACAACGCAGATGGGAACCTCGTGGAAGACACGACACGCTCAAACATTAAAATCAGTCATCCGTTCTTCACTGAATTGAGCGACCAACTTTCCGCTTACATGCTTTCTTTCAAGGAAAATCCGATAAGGGCAAAAGAAGCGGTCGAAGGGCTGCAAGATTATCTCGATGAATACTTTGATGATGATTTCTACACTGAAATAAGCGAACTTATAACAGGAGCTTACAATAAAGGTTTTGAATATATCTACGCTTACAAGAACGCTGAAGGAAGGCTTGCTTTCCAGTGCGCTGACAGTCTGGGAGTAATAGAGGTAAGAGCGAAGGACACAGATGATGAATGCGAGTATTTTATCTACTGGTATATCGATCGCATTGACAAGGGAAAGAAAGAAATACGGCGTATTCAGGTATGGAGCAATCAAGAAACGTGGTATTATGTGCAGTTGGGAAATGGTAGGGTAAAGATAGATGATAGCGTGCCAATCAATCCACGACCGCATGTGGTCTTCACGGAGAAGAAAAAGAATGTGAAAAAGGGATATTCCTTCGGGTTTATTCCTTTTTGGCGTTTAGACAACAATAAGAAGCAAATAAGCGGGCTTAAGCCTATCAAAGCTCTGATTGATGACTATGATCTGATGGAATGCGGTATATCGAACAATCTTGCCGACTTTGACACACCGCTACATGTTGTGACAGGGTTTCAGGGCGACAATCTTGACGAATTGCAGACGAATCTAAAGACGAAAAAGATTCTTGGTGTCGATGAAGGCGGCGGAGTAGAGGTGAAAACTGTTGATATTCCGTATCAGGCAAGGAAAGCGAAGGCGGACGAAGACGAAAAAAATATCTATCGTTTCGGGATGGGATTCAATAGTTCGCAGGTTGGCGATGGTAACATCACGAATGTTGTTATTCGGTCACGGTATGCATTACTTGACCTGAAAGCTAACAAGCTTGAAAGACGGCTTAAAAAGCTTCTGAAACAGCTTGTGAAGGTTGTTCTTGACGAAATCAATAAGATGAACAAAACAGACTATAAGGTTTCGGATGTTTATTTTGATTTTGTTCGTGAGATCACAACAAACGAATCAGAGAACTATTCCAACGAGAAAACGAAAGCCGAAACGCAGCAAGTGCAAATCAACACAATCCTGAATGTGGCTGCCGTCCTTGACGATGAAACGATTGTAAAGGCTATATGCGAAGTGCTAGATATTGATTACGAGGAAATCAAGGACAAGCTTCCGAGTCCTGACGATGGAATGACACAGGCAGAAGTGGCATTGAGTGCCGTTGTGCCGGAAGAAGGCACAGAGCAAGGCGGTGAATAATGTATCATGAATAGGCGGCAGAAAGAAGTCTTACAAAATGAACTGAAGAACGAAAGAACGGTCCTGAATCAGATTAACGCAGTGTATCAGAGGGCAATGATAGATATTGAAGCCAAAATCGAAAAGATGCAGGCAAGAATAAGCATGAACCCGGAAGACACTGCTGCCATTTATCGGAAGCAGTTCCAGGAAGCTTTGAAAGGGCAAGTGTCGGCGATACTTGATAACTTGAACGCCAATCAATATGACAAAATTCAAGACTATCTTGAAAGTTGCTACTATGACAGCTTTATTGGTGTAATGTACGACCTTCAAGGGCAGGGAATCCCGGTTATTATGCCGATAGACCAAGAGCAGGCTATAAGAGCAATCCAACACGATACAAAGCTGAAGAAATCGCTTTATGAATCGCTTGGCTACAATGTGAATCAGCTGAAAAGGACGATTTCTGGGGAGATAAGCAGGGGAATTGCAAACGGTTTTATGTATGCTGAAATCGCCCGAAATATCAGAAATCACGGCAAGGTGTCTATGAGCAAAGCTTACACGATAGCAAGGACGGAAGGACATAGGATTTCAGAGCAGTCGAAAGCTGATTCTCGACAGAAGGCAAAGGAAGCCGGGGCTGACGTTCTGAAACAGTGGGATTCTACACTGGACAGCCGGACGAGGGAAAGCCACCAAAAGCTTGACGGTCAAATCAGGGAATTGGAAGAGCCTTTCGAAGTAAACGGAAGGCAGGCAATGCAGCCGGGTGGATTCGGAGTTGCGAAGGAAGATATAAATTGCCGATGTGTGACATTGCAGCGTGCAAGATGGGCATTAGACGAAGCAGAACTTGAAACTCTGAAGAAACGAGCGGAGTTTTTTGAAATTGATAAGACGAAAGATTTTGATGATTTTAAAGAAAAATATATGAAATCCATTGAGAAATCAGGGAAAAGTGGTACAATACAATTAGATTTACAATTATTTGCTTCGAAGGAAAAACAATTTGGGAAGAAGATTGGAAAACATGCAAAAGACTATGGTTTAGACCCAAGCAACGAAGCCGATCGAGAAAAGATGCAGGAGATTATTGACGATATAATTGAAAATCATAGTGAGATAAGAAGCGGATCATGGCGAGGGCAAGAAAAAGAAGTTGACTTTTATATTAAAAATGCAGATGTAGTTGTTTGCAGTAAGGAAAAAGAATTTATTACTATTTTGAAAGGTGGTGTAAATAATGCTAGGGTTAAGAACGCAAGAAACAAATAAATTTATTTTGTTCTTTGAATTAGTACAGGAGAAAGCAAAGGAGAAAGAATCAGTTTTCTTTTTAGATTCAGGAGATGGAAAAGAGTTTGAAACTGAGGCGATGGAAGGCGAAAACCTTCAAGGATGGCTTGTACCTCTTTCAAAAGTTGATGAATTTGAAAAAATATGGAAAGATCACAAAGAGAATGATGAATATGTTGATTTTTACTGTTGGGCCGAATGGTTTGATAATAAGGGGAAAATTGACATAAAATTCATGAAAGAATAAAAAGCACTTTGCGTATATGCAGGGTGCTTTTTTGATGCGAAAATAGGTAAAGAAGACATGGGCGAAAAGTATATTGAAACCTAAATAAAAAAGGACGGTGAAGATATGAATGATTTAAAAGTGATTAGACAGAGTACAACAGCTGAAAGGGAAATGGTGTTTGAATTTGAAACAAGCGGTATAGAATTTCTTATTAAGAACCTTTCAGATGCAGATATTTTTGTTGCGTGCAAACAAGGCGTAGAAAAAGCGGATAGAATCCTTATTCCTGCGAATTTGTGTCAGATTATAATGCCATTTCCTACTATTCGTACGAGCGAAATTTCCATAATTGCAGCACAAACCAGCGAAAAAGGAGTAGAAGTACAATGCTTAAAATGGTAGACGGAACAGGAATCATCGGTGTTGATATGGTATGCCCTCTAGGTGGCACTGTATCCCCTCCACAGCCACCAAACTTCGACAAGGTAGAAGTGGAAGGGGGAGGGAGTTTAATGCTTCCAAACAGCTTAAAGGCGCCGTTGGAGAGGGTGGAATTGATTGGAAATAGTGTGCAAGGCGAAAATCCAGCGCCGGATAATCCGCAGGAGATTAAATCAGCAGGACGGAAAAGTAAGAATCTGTTTAACATAGCAGATTTAAGAGTTGGACAAGTACAAAAGGATGGTACGATAAATGAAAAATCAACGTATTACAGAACTGCTATTTTGGATGTTCCGCAAGATGGAAAATATCGTATTACATTTAATAGCAATGATGATTACATAATGTTATATTTTACAGAAGCATATGCTAATGGAGCATATTCACAACCATATTTGAGAGTGCACGCAGGTAATCCAAATTATTATATAACACTCGCAAAGGGTAAAAATATATTATCTTTTAGTACACATACTGCAAGTGAAAAAATAGTATTTACGACTGACCACAATATTATGATTGCGGCAGAATCGGAAACATTAGGTTATGAGCCTTACGGATATTTTTTTGACTTGAAGATTACTGGGAAAAATCTGTTTGACCGTGAAAAAGCAAGAGATACTGCAAACTGGATAATCAGAGATGGAGACGGTTATGCAAAATTTCCAATCCGTGTGGGAAAGGGGAATGAAGCTACATTTTCTTACACCGAAAAGTTGACCCCAGGAAAAGGTTTTTATCTTGGAATAGCACAGTCCGATACGGGAAGTGCTGTTGGGTGGTTATACCATTCTACGGAAATAAACCTTAACAATAATAAATTTACAGTTGTAGCAAAAGGAGATTGTCTGTATTTATCATGCAATAAAACTAGTATTCAAAAATTTTTTGATACTATTCAAACTTTGCAAGTGGAGATAGGAAGTGAACAGACAGAATATGAGCCTTACACCGAGCAAACCGTACAAATCGCCCTAGACGAGCCATTGAGAGGTATTGGAGAGTACAAGGATGTGCTGACGAAAGATGGGGTTGTAAGGAAGATTGCACCGTATGAAGTCAATTTGAATGATTTAAGAGATGGCGGATACTCGAAGACAAACACTGTGATGTTTAGTGTAAAAGTACAAAATAAAACAGTAGGATATGCAAGTTCGAAACCGTCTATTCTCTGCAATATACTTCCGGATTGTGCCTTGCAAATGTCAAATATATACAATAACGATAAAGAATGTATTGCCGTAGGCGGCGGTATTGTCTTATTTAGAGTGAATAAAAGCCGGTTGAAAGATATATCATCTTTTGAAGCTACAAAGCAGTCATTTATCGAACTTATGGCGGACAAGAAGATGATTGTGGAATACGCCCTTGAAACCCCGGTAACCGAACCTCTCCCAGAATCTGTACAAGCGCAATTACAAGCCCTGCACAGTGAGAACGGCACGACACATGTATTTGTAGATAGCGGAGAAGTGCCATGTGGAATCAAATTAACCTATCGAAAGGAGAAATAACTATGAACTACGCAAAAATTATGGAAAACGGAACTGTAAGAATCAGCTCCATCAAGAAAGAGGGCTATAAGCCGCTCAAGGAAGAGAAGCCAGAGGGATTTAGTAATTTAGTCTTTGTCGGCTATACAGAAACAGAAGAGAATGTAATTAAAGAATACGAGGCAGTCGATGACGGAATGAGCGCTTATGGCAAACTGCAGAAGGACTTAAAAGCAACACAGACAGCGCAGGAAGTCACAGACCAAGCGGTGCAGGAACTGATTCTCGCAACAATGAAAATGGGGGTGTAAATTATGGCACAGTTTTTAGCGAACAGAATAAAAGGTGGACATCTAACAATCGGCGAGGTACCGGAGAGTTTAAAAGAGCAGGTGCAGGCACTTTTAAAGCAAATATAAAGTGAAACATACCACTACGGCATATCACAATATGCTGAGGTGGTTTTTTATTGCCCGAAAAGCTGATGGCATTTAAACTATGGCAATTTTCCCGATTGCAAGGGATATAAAACAGCACGTTGCACCGGGGACACCGGACATAAAAACAGCGCAATGAGAAAGGTAACGACATGGAATTTTTAAAAGAAATTTTTGGAGATGAACTGTATAAGCAAGTAAAAACGGCGTTGGATGCATACAACGGCGCAGAGGAACACAAAGACAAGCAGATTAAACTTGGAAACCTTGCAAGTGGTGAATATGTGAGCAGATTGAAATATGACGACTTGCAAGCATTATTTGACGGCAAGGGAAAAGAACTTGACAGTGCAAATACCTTAATCGAAGAACTAAAAAAAGGTACAAAAGGAAATGATGAACTGCAAGGCAAGGTAACAGCATATGAAACACAGGTGTCACAGTTACAAGAGCAATTAAGGCAGACAAAGCTTGAAAGTGCTGTAAAGGTGGCTCTTCTCGGTGCAAAAGCAACAGACATCGACTATATGATGTTTAAGCTAAAAGAAATCGGCGATCTTGAACTTGATGAAAAAGGGAATGTGAAAGGGATTGATGAAAAGATTTCAGATTTAAAAAAGCAATTTCCATTGCAATTTAAAGCGGAAGAAAATGGAAGTCATGAAGGAATCGTGATTGACGAAAACAGACTTCCAGAGAATCAGGATCACAATAAAGCACCACAAACACTTGCAGAAGCCTTGCAGATGCAATTTGAATCAAACAAATAGAAAGGTTAAAAAGGTGAAAAATTATGCCGATGACACTAAATGACATGAAAGCGGGAATGTCCGACAAAGTAGCTGAACAGGTAGTTGATACATTTCTGAGGGAATCAGAAATCTTACAAGTATTACCGTTTGACAATACTGTTAGCCCTTCCGGCGGTAGCACACTGACTTACACATATATGCAGACTAAAACTCCGGCAACAGCTGCATTCCGTAAATTAAACGCAGAATATGCAGCGCAGGAAGCAACACTGGAAAAGAAATCAGCTGACTTGAAAATCTTTGGTGGAAAATTTGGAATGGACAGAGTTCTGAAACAGTCAGAAGGGCGTTTTAATAATATGGCATTTCAGATGGAGCAGAAAATCAAAGCGGCAGTTAGCTTATTCCATTACACGCTTATTAATGGGGATAAATCAACACGCAGCGAAGAATTTGACGGACTAGACAAGATGCTTGCGAACACTTCTTCAGAGTTCAACAAGGATGCCGTTATCGACATTTCTACGATTGCAAAACTTAAAGAAAATGCAGATCAGTTATATGAAATGTTGCAGATTCTCATTCGAGAAACTTCCGCAGATGCGCTTCTGATGAATTCTAGTATGATTTCGAAAGTGCAGACAATGGCTAGAATCTTAGGATATAAGACAGAAAGTGAAGAAGCATTCGGAAAGAAAGTTCTTTCGATGGATGGCGTTCGCTTCATGGACTTAAAGAACCACTATGAAGCATCGGGAACAGCTAAGCCGTGCGTACCTGCCGGAATCGCTAGAACAGTAAGTACATCACAGACAGGATTAACTGACATTTATGCCGTTAAATTCGATGTAAACGAAGGGTTCCACGCTGCCACAATCACAGGCAATTCCGCAATTTCGCAGTATATTCCGGATTTCAGCAAGTCGGGTGCAGTGAAAGAAGGAGAAGTGGAAATGGTAGCAGCAACAGTTCTGAAGAACACGAAACACGCCGGAGTTCTTAGAAACATTAAGCTTCAGTAAGAAAGGAGAATAACGATGGCAGCAAAATCGCAGAAAGCTAAAGTGAAAGAATACATTGTTACAGTAAAAGAAAATCCGTCTTATTGTGGAGAAGGTGCAGGCGGAGCGCAGTTTGCGCACGGTTCCGCACGGATCACAGATGATTGGCTTGCGGAGTGGTTCCGCACACATGATGGCTACACCGTAGAATCAATTATGGAAGATCTCGAAGAGCCAACAGACACACCGGATAAAAAATAAGGAAGGCGGTGTTCGTGTGATTGTAACAGCAGCGAAAGCTAAAATGTATATCAAAACGAACCTGACTGACGAAGTGCTTGAAGAAAAACTTCAGGCACTTGAACAGTTGGTGCGAAAATATACAAACAATAATTTCCAGCAGAGGAACATCCGCACACAGTGTAATATTGTTTCGCAGAAATTATTCATTGCATCGCCTATTTTTAAGGTTGGTGATACTGTTCAGCTTTCCGAAACAAGGTTCAACGATGGTGTTTACACAGTCAAAGAGATTGCGGAATCAATGACAACGCTGAATGAAGCATTGATTGACGAGCCACACGCACTTGCAACCCTTGTGAAATATCCTCTTGATGTGCAGCAAGGAGTGATTAATCTCCTGAAGTGGGATATTGAAAACAGGGACAAGGTAGGAATTGCTTCCGAAACGATTTCTAGGCACTCTGTGACGTATTTTGATATGACAGATAAAAATGTGGTAATGGGATATCCTGCATCACTCATGGGCTTTTTAAAGCCGTATATGAAAGCGAGGTTCTAGCATGATAGGCGGAAACATCAAAGCACTGTTGCAGATGCAGAACGGAGCAATCAAAAATGAAATCGGCGAAAGCGTTCCGGCATGGAAAACGGTGCATGAAATCACAGGGTTTCTTGACCTTTCAAGCGGTGACTCAAAGCGCACTGTCTATAATTCCAAAGTGCAGGAATCAACTCATATTTTTATATGCGATTACTTCGCAATGTCCGAACAAATTACTGCGGAAAACAGTCGGATGCTGATTGCAGGACTAGAATATGACATCATGCTGATTGACAATCCTATGAACCTGAATCAGCATCTTGAAATTTATTTGAAGTACACTGGAGGGCAGTAATGGGAATTGAACTTGACTTTGAAAATAACACAATCAGAATAAAAGAAGCCATTGCTGACGAAATTTCTGCTGCTCTGCATGAAATAGGCGGCGAACTTGTAACACAAACTGTTAGGAATTCACGGAGAGATACGGGGCAGACAGCAGGTTCTTATGATTATTATGTACGGGAATCTCTTATGGCAGGACAAGCGGAACTTCAGGTTGGAAGCAACCTTGAAAATGCTGTTTGGGAAGAATTCGGTACTGGCGAATACGCTCTACATGGTAACGGAAGAAAGGGTGGATGGGCTTATGAGGACATTACCGGGGTATGGCACAGAACAAGGGGTAAAAAGCCCCAAAGACCGTTGTTCAAGGCGTTTACAATGAAGCGAAATACGATCATACGGCGATTAAACAAAAAAATTAAAGAAAGCGTAGGCGGTTAAATGGTTGATGTTTTGAATTTTATAAAAGAGAAACTAGAAGCCGCCGGAATCAATTATCAGTTTGGAGAATGGACGGGTGAAATCAAGTATCCGTATTTTGTCGGAGAATGTACGTCTGATGATTATGTTTACGAGAACAAAAAAACATCAGGCACACTCATTCTTGATGGGTGGACACGGAACAGCAGACTTGAACTTCTCAAAGCTGATGAGAAAATTAAAAAAATATTTGCAAGCCTTGTAGCCGTTGTTGGCAACAAGGCTTTTTCTATTCGCTACGGCGGTGTGAACATGATTCCGACAGGTGAAACGGAATTGAAAAAGATAACAATAACGTTATTTATACAAGAATGGGAAGGTGAATGATTATGGCAGCAGGAGCATTGAAGACACACGGCATTACTACGGAAACAGTAAAAAACATGATTCTGAATGCGTGCGCTGTGTACAAAAATGTAAAATACGAAGCTTCAGAATGGAAAGGTGAGCCATTAGGCGCAACATCCGGCGGTACAAAATTTAATTGGGAAAAAACATGGATGGATATTGAGGTTGATGGCGCAACAGTCCTTGTGAAAGGCATTAGCAAGCAGCTTGTCGGAGAGGCAGCTTATATTGAAGCAAATATGACCGAACTTACGGAACAGATTCTTATGGATGCTTTATATCTCGAAAAAGATACAGAAAATCAACACGAAGGATATACGGCTTACAAGAGTAAGGGAATCATCTCAGAAACAGATTATCTTGAAAACATTGCTTTATTCGGAACGAAATCAGATGGGAAGAAAGTTCTTATCATTCTTCCGAATGCAATCTGCACGGAAGCATTTGAACTTGAAACAAAGAACGCTGAGCAGTCCGTGTTTAAAGTAAAGTTTGAAAGTACGGCAGACCCGGCAAGCGGAAATTTGAACAAACTAGACGTGAAAATTATTTTTGAAAATGGGGGAGCGTAGGCTTAAGAAAGGTGGTATCTGAATAATGGCAGAGATTAAATTTAAAGAATTAGAATTTGACAATGTTTTTGACTTTTGCGAAGTAATCAATGCAATCGGAGCAGAAGAGGTGTTGTCTTCCGTGAATCCGAATGAGATCGCAGCGATGTCAGAAAGCGGAAAAAATACGGAAGCGATCGGGGTTATGGTTGCAATGAAATTTGGTGGGATCCTTGTCAAGAACTTCCCGAAAGCAAGGAATGAAATCTATTCATTTTTTGCAGGATGTACGAAGTGGGATAACGGCAAGGATGTTGAAATTGAAGAAATTAGGCATCTGAAACCTTCAGCAGCCGTTAGACTGATTAAAGACTTTACGAAATTAGAGGACATTTCTGATTTTTTCAAGGAAGTTTCGTCATTGCTCAATATGGATCAGGAAGTTTTGAAGAACTGCTAAACAAGCGGTATCACAACCCATATTTATATTTGCAACGGGCTTTGTCTAAAAAAAAGCTTCACCAAACAGTCGTAACGATTCTTGAGCAGCACAATGAAGACAAGGCTTTTAAAATGTACTTGGCTTATTCGGCAAACATGCTGAATGAGCCTATTTCTTTTTCTGATTATATGAACGGAATAAAAAACAATTCTGCACGCAAGCAAAAAGCGAATTCAGAAAAACAAAATGTTGCAAATGAATTTATGACGAAAAAACAAGTTAAAGAATTTGTGGAAAAATCCACTATGGAACTAAAAAACTTTACTCCGCCAACATAGAAAAAGGGGGGAACTTTAATGGCAGATATTTTTTCCCTTGTCGGTAGGGTGTCGGTGGAATACGCACAAGCAGAAACAGCGCTCGACAGAATATCCGATGCAGCAGAAGAAACAGCAGACAGCTTGGAAGACGTTGGAGATTCGGCGGAAGGTGCAGGCGGAACAACAGAGAAATCCGGCAACAGAATGTCAAGTGCATTAAAAAAAATAGGCTCTGCGGTAGTGGCTGCCTTTGCAGTAGACAAGATTGTCGATTTTGGAAAAACATTGGTGGAAGCATCCGCAACCGTAGCTGCGGAACAATCGGCTTTTGAACAAATCATGGGCGATTATTCCGACACGGCGCAGCAAAAAATAAACGAGATTGCAGACACGACTGGAATGGTTTCCACACGTTTAACGCCTTATATGACATCTATGACAGCGAAGTTTAAGGGGTTAGGGTATGACATTGACGATGCGACCACACTTGCGCAAGACGGATTGACCCTTGCAGCGGATGCAGCGGCGTTTTGGGATAAATCCCTAGAAGATTCGATGGGAGCGTTAAACTCCTTTATTAATGGCTCCTATGAGGGCGGAGAAGCAATCGGTCTCTTTGCAAATGATACGCAGTTAGCGAGTTATGCAGTAAAGCAAGGTATTGTTTCGGAAGCGAAAGAATGGGCGAACCTTGATGAAGCGAAGAAGCAGGCTACAAGATTGCAGTATGCGCAAGACATGATGGCAGCATCCGGGGCAACTGGACAAGCTGCAAAGGAAGCGGATCAGTATGCTAACGTGCAGGCTAACTTGACAGAAAAGTGGCGGCAATTTAAGTCGCAAATCGGAGAACCTTTGCTTCAGAATGTCGTTATCCCGGCAATGGGTAAGCTTTCGGCAGGAGTAGACAAGGCAAGTGCTGCATATCAAAAATGCTCTAAATGGATTTCGGAACACAAGACGGAATTAGAAATTGCAAAAGGTGTTCTGATAGGTCTTACTGTTGCGGTCAGCTCATTCCTTTTGATTATGAACTGGGGAAAGATAATGGCAACCGCCAAAGCAGCACTGCTCGGAATTAAAACTGCGATGTTAGCAGTAAATGCGGCGATGAAAGCAAACCCTATCGGTTTAGTGATTTCTTTAATTGCTGGACTTGTGGCAGGGTTCCTATATTTATGGAATACGTCAGAGGAATTCCGCAACTTTTGGATTGGTTTGTGGGAGACAATCAAAACAACTGCTTCAGGAGTATGGGAAGCGATAAAGTCAGCTGCGGACAATGTTATAACAGCATTACAAACAGGTTGGGAAGCATTCACCACATTCTTCAGCACGCTATGGACAAACATATCAAATGCGGTATCTACGGCGTGGGAATTTATTAAAAATGTTGTATCTGTCGGATTGCAGACAATAGGGCTTATTATTTCGGCAGCTGTTCAGATTATCGCTTTGCCGTTCCAATTCATTTGGGAAAATTGCAAAGGGATCATACAAAAAGCATGGGATAAGATCAAGAACATAGTAACAGTGGGAGTGAATGTAGTAAAAACTGTGATTACGGTCGTGTTTAATGCAATCAAGGCTTATATAACAATTGTCGTGAATATATGGCAAACAATCATAAGCACGGCATGGAACGTGATCAAAACAGTCGTGACAACTGTTGTTAATGCAATCAAAAATGTTGTTACGACGGTTTGGAATGCAATCAGCAGCGTTACATCAAGCGTATTCAATGCCATAAAGAGCGTTGCAAGCAGTGTATGGAATTCTATCAAATCAGTCATCACTAGCGTTGTAAATGGTATTAAAAGCACTGTGTCAAACATTTGGAATTCAATTAAAAGCACAACATCAAGTGTATTTGAATCGATCAAAAGCACAGCTTCAAGTGTATGGAATTCTATTAAGAGCGCAATTGAAACGCCGATCAATGCGGCAAAAAATGCGGTTAAATCAGCAATCGACAAGATGAAGAGTTTCTTTGATTTTAGTTGGTCCTTGCCACCGATTAAATTGCCACACATAAGTATAAAAGGTGAGTTTAGCTTAAAACCTCCGTCTGTACCATCTTTTGGAATTGAGTGGTACAAAAAAGCCATGAATAATCCAGTCATGTTTACTAGACCGACAATTTTCGGAATGGATCCAATAACCGGGAATGTACGTGGCGCTGGAGAAGCGGGGGCAGAAATAATGATCGGTAGAGATACTATGCTAGGCATGATTAAAGAAGCAGTAAGCGCCGAAAGCAAAAAAGATGATATAGTAGCTGCGCTATTTGGAATTTTAGAGCTTTTAAGCAGTGATTGGCTTAAAAATACAATTACTGACGTGCTTGTAAATAATGTAAGAATAAAATGGCGTGACCGAGAATTGGGAAGAATGGTGAGACAATATGATTGAGAAAATTAGATATGTAAATCATTTAGGGCAAACAATTGAATTCGGGATAAGGAATCTATTTTCTAATCAAAATGATTTGCGTGATTATAAATGGGGATACAAAACACTCGGAACAAAAGTAGCGTTCAGCCGGAATCCTGAAGAAAAGTCGATACCAGCTATTGTCTTCGGAAGCACTGAAGAAGAAAGTATAAAAATAAAAAATGAGTTATTTGAAATTGCAGAAAAAGATATTATTCATAATATTCCTGGGACGCTTTTTGTAAATGATTATTTTATCAAATGTTACATAATAGGTAGCAAGAAAAATAATTATTTGCGGACAACAAGATACCTAGAGAATGAATTAACAATCATGGCGCCATATCCATTTTGGTGCCATGAGAAAGAATACCATTTCTATATGTCCCCGCAGTCTGTGATTGACGAGAACGTCAAAGAGGAGAGCGACAATATTATTGATAACTCAGTATTGGATCCGGATTACAAGCATGATTATCCACGGAAATACCAGACGAGATACCGACCGGCAAAAAAACGGTATTTGCGAGATTATAAATATGATTACTATCACAATCATCAACTGGCTCGCTTAGACAATGATCATTTTGTAGAATCTGGTTTTAAAATGACTATTTATGGTCCGTGTACTGAGCCAAAAATTTGGATAGGCGATCACCTTTACCATGTAGCTGTAACATTATACGACTCAGAATATCTCGTGATCGATAGCAGAGAGAGAACGATTGTGCGCTATGCAAGAAACGGCGTACAAGAGAACTGTTTCGGGAAAAGAGATAATAAAAATTACGTTTTCCAAAAGATTCCGCCGGGTAAGAGTGCGGTGAAATGGAATGCAACATACTCCTTTGATCTCACGCTTTACCAAGAAAGGAGCGAGCCACCATGGAAATGATTTTGACAAATTCGGATAGATTAGAAATATCCTACCTCGACATTGCATCTTACATTGATATAGATGTAGGTAATACGAATGATTTTGAAATTAGCCTATCAAGAGAAGATGTAAGACGATACGATGCGAAAAAAGGTTGCTGCATATTTGCCCCGGGTACTGAGTTTGGCGGAATTATAGAAGATGTGCAGAGCAATACTGAGGACGCAGAGATAACTTTTACAGGGTATACTTGGCGAGGACTGCTTAATCACATGGTTATAGAGCCGCCTAGCGGGCAAGGATATTTGACAGTGTCCGGAGATGCGAACCGAGTATTGGGAAAAGTACTAAACAAAGGTACGGGACTTCTTTTCGAGGTTCCGGACTCTGTGTCTGGAATAAACATTCCTAAATATCAATTTCGGTACACTCCTGCCCTAGAAGGACTTACAGCGATGTTAGAAAAACCAAAAGCAAGGCTCGATATACAAGCGGTGCAGGGAGGTGCCGGAGAGCCTTTTAAGTTGCTTATCAGGGCTGTAAAGATTAAGAATTACAGCGAAGATGTGGAGTATAACGGCGATAATCAAATTGGGGTGTCTGTTAGGGATTTCGGGGCTGGCATCAACCACCTGATCTGCCTTGGAAAAGGAGAACTGGCAGAACGAACAGTAGTGCACTTGTATGTACAGTTAGACGGTAGCATCGGAAAGAAACAGTATTATACAGGCACTGATGAGCGGACGGCGGTCTACGATTATTCCTCGGCAGAAAATGCAGAGGTCCTTGAATCTGAAGGAAAGAAGCGATTGAAAGAGCTGATGAATTATAAGTCAGCTACTGCAAATACATCTAAAACAGATTTGGCGATTGGAGATATTGTATCTGCGAGAGATCGTGATACTGGTGTATCACTTAGTCGCCCGGTAGTAAATAAGATCTACACTTATCAAAACGGAACAGAAACATTGGAATGCAAATTGAAGGGAGAACAATAACATGGCTTTAGAATTAGTAACAGGATACTGGGGGATAGAACACGTTACAGCAGAGCAAGATGCGGACTTAAATGCCGGAATCATCGGCTCGGGTAATTATGTCTTAAACATTGGAGAGAAGATGCGTGCAGAGGCGGTATCTGCGAATCAAGTGCGGATTTTTGACGGTGTATTTATGGCATACGGTAGACAATGTATTTTAGGAGACGGAGAGTACGAAGATGTAACAATCGAAAATGGTACACCGGGATTACTCCGAAACGATATGATTGTTGTGAAATACAAGAAAGACGAAGAATCCGGAAAGGAAAATGCTACATTTGCAGTACTTAAAGGAGAGACTGGAAGTGTTGAAAAAGATCCCGTGCCGAACAAACAGGACATCCGATCGGGAGCGTTCGAGTCGGAAGTGCCGATGTATCGAGTTAAGATTAATGGACTTGCTATCGAAAAGATAGAGCCACTGTATAGCATCCCTATGACAAATGATGATTTGTCAAAGAAAGCATCTGATCTAGATACAAAAGTAAAAAACATGTCGTCTGCGCTAGGCAAATTTGCTTTCTGGGACGATGTGATTTCCCCAGAAGAAGGTAGCAAATCGTTGACTATGAAAAAGAGCATGCGCAAAGACCACATGTATCTTGTATTTTTCCGCAGATTATACGGCAGTGAAAACGCATATCCTCCATATGCTTATTTGCTATTCATACGGACAAACGAATGGGTTAAAACAGTAATAGGTGCAGAAAGTGACGTGGTTAGCCGGGAAATAAATGATGGCAAATTAACTGTTACTTTTAAAGATACCCAATGGACACGCATGACCGTATACGAGGTAATGTAGCACTCTTTTATTTTTTAAGGTACAGTTCGCTCACATTAATACCAGTCCCTTCAGGGATTTGTACGTTTGGTATAATCGTTACTTGTCCACTTTGGTCAATTTTAAAATTAAATGATTTTAACTCATCGATAGCGATGCGCCGATACACGGAAAACAAAGGCGCGCTGGAAGAAATGTTAAACGGTTTGTGTTCCGTGCCTTTATTTAGTGTGGTTTTAGTGTTGGCGCTTATTCTAAACCATACCAAATTGCCATATTCCACAACCTGCGCAGTCAAATAGCTACCCTCGATAGTTCGAGTTTTGACAGCTAATTGATTATTTACTTTTTTCAATTCAATGGACAAATCATCATTTTTTATATAAATCGAAAGGAGATGATAACATGAAATTATTATTTGCAGATGGACAGACATTGCAAGTACAAGCAATCTCAGCAGCAGATGGAAAGTTGCATATAAGTGTCCTTAATAACTGCTATGAGCAGCTTAAGCATCTTTTTACAGATCCGATCACAACAGCAAGAATCGAAGTTGAAAATGATCAAGAGGAAGTAGAAGAAACATTCGAAAATTACACTATCTTTTCGTACATCCGCGAAAATGCAGGGAAGATTTTTGAGATAGAGATGGAGCAGCAGGGGAAAGATACAGAAACCCGCCTCGCAGAAGCAGAAAAGCGAGCAGAACAGGCAGAAAAGGAACTTACTGCAACACAGTTA